TTGATCTCTGAGCGGCCCAGCAGCATCGATGCCGACGTGCGGTTCGGCAGCATCACCACCGGAACCCGGCCCAGGCCATGATTGTCGGTCCCGTTGCTGGCCACACGCCACTGGCCGCCGTCCTTGACGACCGTCAGCGTCGCATCCGGCAGATACAGCAGCCCACTGTCCAACTGTCCGTCAACGTGCGGGTTCATTGTGAACGCCGATGACAGGCGACGCGTCCGCCCATCCCACACACCGGTCGTGTCCATCGTCGATGTGACCGTCACCAGCGGATCAGGCTCACCGCCGACACCCCGGCCGACTGTCACAAACCCGGTACCGAACGTCAACGCATCCAGGTGGCCCAATCCGGCCTCCACGTCCAGCCGGTTCTCCTGATACACCTTATCGAGGCCGAGCGTCTCGGACGGGTCAGCCCAACCCTGGAACTGGATACGTTCCTCCAACGCGTCCACCACGATCCCGGCCCAGCCGAGCCGCGGCGCCTGCCGGCGCATCTTCGGCGGCACCGAGAACCCCACATTGCGGGGCTTGTGCGACCCGTCATAGTACGAGGTTTTCTCACGGTTCTTGATCCGATAGGAGACCAGTTTGTCCTCAAGTTGGCTTGTGAGCTGTGCCACGTCAACCATGAATGGTCTCCTTTCTTTCTACTCGGTGTAGCTCCACCTGCCTTGCCCAGGTGTCATCTGTTTGGCCTTCTGGCCTGTCTTTCCGCTTGTGGCCGCGACACGCGCCCCCATCACCGCGCCAACCATCGCTGTCGCAGCATCCACAACCTGCAGCGAGTCACGGGTCACCTTCCCCAACGATGTGCCCCACGGGTTCGGGCGTGCCTTCGCATTATGAACATGCCGGCGAAGTGTCGCCGAACCGTCCCAACGGAACGGCCCCGACGCCCCCTCCTGATCAACCCACTGCTCAACCAGCTCGGCCGTCTTCGTGAACTCGTAATTCCGGTGCTGCGAGCCGCGCACCGACGTGCGCATATCGAACAACACCGGCGACCCGTCACGCCCAGGCGACGCCCACAACGGCAGCCTCGACCGGAAATCCCTGTCCAGGTCGTCAATCATGTGCGCCCAATACAGGGCCTCATCGTCGCCGTCCTTAGCCGGGCCAGGATCGATACCCAGCCAGCGCACATCGTACTTCGCCAACGCCCACCGGACCATCGAATCCACATCGTCCCGCGGCGCCAGCCAGGCTTCGCCCCGCCGGCCCTTCGGACGTTCCCAAACCCCAACCTCGAACACGTGCAGGCCCAATGTGCAGCCGACAAGCGCCGTCGCATCCTCCGACTTCGAACAGTCCAGAAACAACGCGACCGGAGTCCTGTCTGGCAGGTCCACGTCGGCCGCCAACGCATCAAACTTCGCCGACTCGACCCACGCGTCCTCCTCCGACGCCAACCCGTTCAGATAGAACCGGATCGTGTCAGCCACCGAAGTACGCGGATCCAACATTTCCGCCGACAGACGCTCCAAATCAGCCCACGGCGCGTCCATGTAGGCGGCCCGAAGGCCACGCATCCGGCCCGCCTCTGTCATGATATCCATGTCCGGCGGCGCCTCAACCGAGTCATACAGGATATCGATCGCGCCCGGGAACGACGGTGCCTGCTGCTTCTGCCAAGCCTCAAACGACCGCTCCGCAACCGAATCCATCCCCTGCATATGCGCATTCGTAAACTCACACACCCGGGCCTGAATCTGCCGCGGCGACTTCGCCACATTCCTACGAGCCACCGCCGCGATCTTCGACCCGCCCGAGGAATCCGTCATGTGGTGCGACTCGTTGATGATCCCGAACGTCACCGGATCGCCCTCGCTGCTGGCCTCGCTAGCGGTCGTCACCTCAAACCGTCCCCCACTAACCTTCACCACCGTGCGCGTCTGCCCCACGTCCAGGCCGTACCAGTCGCGGGCCTCCTGCCCCCACATCGCATTCGCTACCCGAAGTAGATCTTTAGACTGCTCCTCCGAATTCGACGCCACCTGCACCAGCGGCATCCCGCGACGCACACCCACCGGCCGGCCATGGGCGTCAAACCCGTCCAACTCCACCGGCCCCAACAGCTCCCCGTTACCCATCGCCGCCGCGAACGGATCCTTGCCCGTGTTACAGGTTGGCACGTTCATCGCGCCAACCAGGTACTGGTGTGACGGGTGCGCCACCGTCAAACATCTGGCCGGCACGCTTTCGACCTCCTCGATCGCGACGATCGTCCGCGACCTGGAGAACGGCTTGGCCTGGGACGAACCGCCGCAACGGGCCGCTTTGCGCGGCATCAGCGCGACCGTCTCGCCTCGTTGCGGTGTGAACTTGATACGCCAACGTGGCCCATACTGCGTCGCCCCGATCCTGGTCGTCCCGATAGTCACCCTGGGCATCAGCCCCAAAGTGGTTGCCAACTCGGCGACATCTTTGGCAAGCCGCTCATTCGACAGGCTGATCTCAACCTGCCCGGAAGTGCCGACAGTGCCATCCGAATCCACGAGACCCTGCAGCAAGGCCCACCGCTGAGCCGCCGACGCCCTCAACAGTGCCCCCGGAATGTGCTTGTCACCGAGCACTCCCATTCTCCGAAGCTCATCCATTGCCCAACCGTGGCCAAACCTGACACGCCATGTCTCTCCATGGGTCCAGCTTGGCTGACCATGCTCGACACCGAGGCGATCCATCGTCGCCGTCAGGTACTTCATGTCGCTGGTGCCTTTGGTGATCCTCGGATTGTCAGAATCGCCATCGCCGAGCCACCAACCCAGCAGATACGGCGGTATCTGTAGCGGAACCTCCTTGCCGTCAACAACCGGTGACGACAACGCCCGGAACCGCGACACGTTCGGCCTGGTCGCTTTCGTCCGCCCCCGCGTCAATGGCCGCTCGAACACGACACCACGATCCAGCATCTCCGAGACCGTGAGCACCTCGGGCGTACGCCGCGATCCGTTGAACACATCCACCGGCCACCGGTGACCACCCGTACAGACGACACTGCCACCATCCGCGAACGTCAACCGGTAACACGGCTCCAAAACCTCAGCCTCAACCGACATCACCACTGTCACTGACCCGTCAACCGCGTAAACGAGGCTACCTGGCGCCAGTTGGCCGTGAGTCGTCCACCCGTCCGGTGTCATCACAGGCGTGTCATGCGCGATCGGACCCTTGGCGCCACGCTTCACACCCGACCGGTAGACGAACCGGCCAGCATCGTCCACCAGATACCACAAGATCAGGAACCGCTTCTGCCCGGCCGTGAACTGCCAGTGCCGGCCCGACAACGGATGAATCAAGCCAGGCTCCTCCGTGCGCCACTCAGCCCAATCGATAATCCCAGGAGCCAGAGAACGCTCAGCCAGCCGCTGCCGCTCATCCCTGTTCGTTGGCCAAGGCAACGTACACCAAGCCTCCGAACCGCCGTCCACCCAATAGCCGGGCAGCAGCAGCTCGCTAGAGGTTTCGGTAGTCGTCGAGGCGCGTGACATTCCCGACGCCTCCAATCTCGTCCTTCACAACCGTTTTCGGCACATACCGGATCCTCAGCCCGCGCCGCGAGTCCCACGTCAAACCCAACACCTTGTCCCGGTTCCGAAGCTCTGTCGCCGCCTGCGTGTTCCCGTCGGCGTAGAACCTGGCAGACACCTCAGCTGTCTCCAGCGCGTACGCCCAATCCGACTCGCTCCACAACACCGAATGCGGCATGGCCGCCACAGCCTGCCACCAGGTCTTGGTTTCCGCCGGCCAATCGCCCCCGCTGGGCCGTTTCGCAGGCAGACGACGCGGATGCGGGTTCGGCCGGTCCTCAACCTCGACAAAATCATGCTGCAAAGGGTGACGCGTGACAGCCTGCCCGGCCGGCTTCGGTTTTCTGCCAGTCACTGGCATAGGAACACCCCCAGGGTTAGGTTCAGGTTTTGCACGGGTTCCGAGGCCCTATGCCGTCCGACTCGGCGTGGCTGCCTGGAGGGGGCTGGGCCCCACCCCGTCCGATGGGTGGCGGGCCACTCGCCGCGGCGTCATCCTTGTCTTGCCTTGTTTGATCTCTTGTCTGGTCTTGGCTGCGTGGCATGTGGCGCATAGTCCTTGGCCGTTGTTGATGTCGTCGTATTGGGCTGGTGTCCAGCCTTGGCGTCTGGCTTGGGCGACGTTGACGATGTGGTCGGCTTCGGTGGCTCGTTCCCAGTGGCAGTTGGTGCACCATTTGTCGCGGCGGAGGATGGCTTGTCGGGTGGCGGTTGGGAAGGGTTGTCGGTCGCCTGACCATGAGGTGTTGGCTTGGTCTGTCCAGGGCGTGGTGGTCATTGTTGGCTGTCTGGTTGCTGGTGGTTGGTCTGTTTTTGGGCGCGTCTTTACGCCAAGGGTTATCACTTTACGGTTCAAGTATTTGGGTGTCAAGTGGTTGGTGTTGTCGGCGTGTCGTGGCTTGTTGGATGTCGGTGGGGTGCCAGGTGTGTTGGCCTGATTGGGTTCCTGCTGGGGTGATGTATCTGCGGCGGCGCCAGTTGGTGAGTTGGCGGGGGGTGCAGCCGAAGATGGTGCAGGCTTGGGTTGTGGTGATGGTTGTGGCTTCTGAGAGTTGGGCGAGTTGTCGGGTGAGGCTGTAGCGGTGTCCGGCTGGGCAGATCCATGTGTCTGGGTTCGAGTTGTCGGGTTTGATGGGGAGGTTGCATTGGAGGCATCGGGTGGTGAGGTGTTCGACGACGTCGCCGACGAGGTGGTTGAGTGTGGTCCAGGCGGTGTTGATGGTGGTGCGGGTTTGTTGTTCGAGCCAGATGTCGTGTGTGGTTTCGATTTTTTTCTTGGATTTTTCTTGGCGTTCTTCAGATATTTTTCCCAAATTTTCTGCGAGGTATTTGCAGATGTTTTGCCAGGTTTCTTTGTTGGGGAGTGGGTTGGTTTGTGGGATTGCATGGTGGATTTTGGTGGCGAGTGTGGCGAGTTGGGCGAGTGTTCCGGTGCGTGCGTCCATGGCGTCGAGCCAGTCGAGGTTGGTTGGTGCGGGTGTGTTGTTGGGGCGTTTTGGGCGGCTGGTGTAGGGGTTTTGGGGGCGCCAGGGGGTGTCGCGGCAGAGCCAGGCGTCGTGGGCGAGTTGGGGGATTTCGTGGAGTTGTTGTTGGGTGTGTTGGTGCCATTTGGGCTTGTGGCGGGCTTGTTGGGTGGTGGTCATGGGGTTGCTCGTTTCGCCGTGTTCTCGCGTTCTGTGGTTGGGAAACTTACTTGGGTTGGTTTGTGGTTGGTTGGGTACCCAAGGGTTTCGGGAAATTCAAGCTCGCTTGAATTTGGCGGTCCAGGTGGAACCTGGCTGACGGTTTGAGCGTAGCGAAAACCTAAGGTCTGCCGTCTACCGTCTAGGTTGGATTTTGCTTGGGCTTGTGCTTGGATTCTGCTTGACCACCTGCTTGACCACCTGCTTAAGCACGTGCTTGAGCAGGTGCTTGACCATCTGCTTAGGCAAACGCTTGGACGTTGGGCTCGTTTCATCTTACCCATCCTGCCTGTTGACAGTACTCGCATGTTCGTACTGGTTTGTTGACGCTGTGTTTGGATCGGTGTCCGCCGAGGCGCCCCGCTTCGCGTTTCTGTTTGGCGATTGCGAGACGTTGTTCTTCTGATGTCTGCCATTCTAGCCAGTTGCGGATGTGCCAGTGGTCGTCGAGGTCGATCCAGAGGCCGTTGTTGACCAGTGCTGTGACGAGTTTTCTTGGGTTGGTCATGCCGTCGGCGTTCTCGGCTAGGCAGCTTTTTGGTATGTCGCCGTCTCTGAGTGTGCGTTTACACTGGCAGAGTGCACGGACGTAGAGGGTTTCGACGTTGATGCCGGCGGCGCGTCTTGCGGCGGCGAGGTCTGGGTCGTATTGGAGCCATGCGTCGAGTTTGAGGAAGATGCCGTCGACGCGTCCTGGGGTTGTCATGTGGTCTCCGTGATGTTGGATATGGCGGTTTGGAGGTTTCGTCGGAGTGGGCCGAGGACTATTTTGATCATCATTTGGCTGATTGGGCTGTCGTCGGTTGCGGCGGTGACGGATTCGACCATGGAGTAGATGAGGCGTAGTTCGTCGTTGGTGAGGGTGATGGTGTTGAGTCCGGGGGGTTGGTTGCTCATTGTTCCGTCTCCTGTTTGGTGAGTGCCGCTGCGATGGTTGCCCAGGTGGCGATGTCGGCCAAATGTTGCCAGCGGATGTCTCCGGTCAAGGGTTGGTGTGGTGAGTTGATCGCGTTTCGGAGGTATCGGAGCGCGTCGGCGGCATCTTTGGGGTTGTCTGCCTCGAGTGTTTCTCTCATCCAGCGGTGAACAAGATTGCACATTCGGGCGTGGTTATCGGTTGGCATCAGGATCACCCACAAACTCGTAACCGGCTGACTCTAGCGACGCAGCCGTGACGATGTAGTGCGCCGGAGTGGGCCACGCGTTCACGTCGAGTGCCGTGAAGATGTCACCACCACGTAAGGTCTGCCATTCCACATTCCCGGCGATACCAACGAGTTGACCAAACGACACCACCAACTCAGCACCAAGATGGTTGCGCCATAGTCCAGCCTTGACTTTCAGGTCGTTCATGGTTTCCGCCTTTGTGCAGCGTGGGCACCAATCGGTGCTATTCGGCCCTGTCGTCCAGCCGACAGTGCGGGCTATGCGGCGGAGCTTCCAGACAGGGCGATCCCGCGTCTTGGACGTGAATACCGCAGTGCAATATGATGTGTCGCATACGAGCACCAGTTCTTCTTGCTGGTTGATGAGATGGCTCACGATGTCACCGCCGGAAGTAGTTCAGCAATAGCAATAGCCTCTGTGTTGAGATGGTCAATCAGCAAAGTAATAGCCCGAGTTGCACCAAACACACTGTATGAGCAGCGGTCGCAGCCACACTCTGGATTGACTCCCATATCTCGCCACAACTCGGCAAGGAACTCATCTGCGGTCACGATGTCACCGCCAATGGTCGTCCTCGCGGTGCTGAAGCGTCAAGGCGAGACTTGGGCACGGGCAGGACTGGTGTCACCTTGTCTGCGTCGGTCTTGCCTGGACAGATATGAGCGGCGTGCATCGAGGGTGAGCCGTCGTTCAGGTCGGGCATCCATTTGCCGCACCACTCGCAGCGATGGTGGGTCTCGTGGGTTCGGTTCATCCATTTGAGGTTTGGTCTCGTGTCACTGCCCCGGCGGATGGTGCCACACACATTGCAGCGCCAATGGGCGGCGTACCAGGTGCAGCCGTACGGGCCACCCCATCCTTTGACGGGGGAGATTCGAGTCCATCCTTGCCATTCGACCAGGGTCATGGTGTGACCGCCCAGGGGAATGTCACGTCAGGGTTGGCAAGTCTGAGTAGCACGTCACCGTGGCACGGGTAGCGGGTGAAGCCAGTACCCTCGCACGCTCCACACGTTGCAACCTCTCGACCGGGCCGCTGTAGTTGTGGCGGGTAGACGAGTCCACCAGAACCGTGGCACCGAGGGCATGGTGTGGTCTCGTCCCAGATCGGGCACCAGCAGGCCAGGTCGCGGCCTAAGAGTGGGCGCAAGTAGTTGCCGTACTCGACGATGCTGTGCTTGTCGAAATCGGCCATCTCGGCGATGAATCGGTCAACGGCCACGGCGCTTGCCGCGCTCTTGGTTGCAAACCGCAGGGGGATGCAGACTTGCATTGCCTGGTTCTCGTCATGGACGAAGAAGCCTTCACGATCGACGACGCTCCAAGCGCCGAAGAACTCTTTTGTCACACGGTACGGATTGCCGTGCCGGCTTGGCCTAGCGACGTTCACCGCGTCTGGGTGTTTGTCGCGCCACTTGTGCTGGCGTGACATTTGGATACGCTGAGGGATCACGGTGTCAGAACCTTTTCTAGGCGAGCGAGTAAGCGGCCAAAGAGTGCCTCGCCTAGCCGTTCCCAGGCCAGGTTGGAGGTGATGGCGGCTTGTAGCAGGGGTGTGATTTGCGGCAGGCGTGCTTCCATGCCGTCAGTTCTGTCAAGCCATTCTGGGATGGGCGTGTCGATGGTGTCACTCATGGCGCGTCCACTTTCGTATCTCGTCCAGCTTGTCGTCGATGAAGAACAAGGCCACGAAGCAGAACCAAACTCCAAGGCTGCCCCACACGATTGCAAACTTGATGACCTCACTCATTGTTTCCTTCTTTCCGTGTCAGCCAGTAGCCGATAGCGGTCTCGATACAGGCAGGGCAGATGACGTTCTCGGAGTCTTGGTACCATTCCGCGCACTTCAGATCGACTCGCCAATGCGCGTAGCCTTGCGGTGCTCGCCTGTACTCGGCGGGAATCTCGTCTGAGAGAAATACTTGATAGTCATGGCGATCTTCCCACTGGCGATCAGTGGATATGAGTCGCCTGCCGCAGCCGTCGCAGACGCACGTGTCTGCCAGACCCTTATCGTCATACAAGATGCTCATGCCAGCGCCTCCAATACCAATTCGGCGGTCAGCGATACAGGGTAGGTGCGGGTCGGCTTGTCGTCACTCATGGTCTGTCTCTCGTGGTAGCAGGGTCCCTCTGTCGGGGCATCCCACTGCGGCTCATGGAATCCCCTGCCGTCACAACATGGGCAAGCTATACCGTTGAGCTTGTCGCCGGTGCCCTCGCAATCTAGGCAGGGTAGATCGTCACTCGTGGCTCCATGTTTCATCGCGAAGGCCACAGCTTCCATGTATTGACGTTTCAGTTCGCTCATTTCGTCGCCTCGTTTCCGACGAGGGCGATGTAGGCCGCGTGGGCGCGCTGCATCTGGGCTATCCACTCAGGGAACAGATCGTTGTTGTGTTGAACCCGTGGCGGTGCTGTGCGCCGCCATCCGCAGGCTCGGCAAGCTACCGCACCGTTCAGCAATCCGGGTTTCTGTGCGACATCGACGATGTGCGTCTTGCCGATCTTTTCGGCCATCGCCTCGGCCTCGTCAGCATCGGGGATGCGTCGGTAATGGTCGCGGAGTATCTGGGCTGAAGCAGGATTAGCCTGGGCCCAGTCAACAGTTCCCACTGTTTCCTTTGAATCTGTGCCAGAGTTTCCAAGATCCGATGAATCCTCGTCGGCTGGCGTGAACTGCTCACAGGGGCATCCGCCGTAATACTCGCAGCCAGTTAGGGTGCCACCGTAGTTCTCGTGCTGGTAGCTCTTGTGTCCGCAAGTGCAGACGTCGCTAGCCTCGTCGGGTGGTGCGGCAGAGGTTATATTATTACCTGGCTTTGCCACCCGGTCTGACGTGACGCCTGTGCCGTTGAAGGTGACGCACGGGCACACCTCCCCGTCGCCAGTCTCATATATGCAAATGGTGGACTTGCCGTCGCAGTCTTGAACATGCCATCGGCTCTGATGTCCACAACCGCAGAGTTTCGTAACCCATTCCTCGTGGCTCGGCTTCTTCGCCTTCTTGTGCTTCGTAACCACCAACGCAATAACCGTCAGGTTGGCCCACTGGCGGGCTGTCATTGGGTCAGACATGGTTCACTGCCTCAATCCGCGTCAGATAGAAATGAATCCCCGAGGCACACTCATTCCATCGGTCCGTATCGAACGGTTCCCTTGGTTCGACGGTCTCCCCTACGCGGTAGACGAAGCTGTAGTCATATAAGGATTCCACCTGCACGTCGCCGGGCAACGGGTTTCCGTCCGTGGTTTCCAGGGAGAGCACAACCGCTTTCGATGCCCGGCACTTTCGGCCCGCAGCGTTGGAGCGTTGTGCGTCAGTGGGGATGCGAAGTTTGACGAGCACCTTCCCGGTGTCGGTGCGGGCCATCTTCCAGACGACCAATTCACCTTCCGGGACGATGATCGTTTGGGCTTGTGCCAGTTCGGCGTTCTTCGCCTCGCGAAGGTCCGCCCCGCGAAGGTCCGCCCCGTAAAGGT